ACAGTACGACTCGGAAATTCAAGGTATTGTGACGACTTACACCCACGTAGCGTATTCGCTGGGTTACATCGTTACTTACGAAGAACTCCGCGACAACCTGTACGAGGAAGTGTCTATGCGTCGTTCAAAGGCAAACGCGTTCTCGATCAATCAAACGGTTGAAAACGTCGCTGCTTTCTTGTACAACAACGCTTTTAGCACCACTTACTACACGACTGCTGACAACGCTGCGCTGATCTCGACCAGCCACGTTAACGCAACCGGTGGTACGTACTCGAACGCTTTGAGTCCTGCTGCTGACTTGTCAGAAGCTGCTCTGGAAGACTTGACTATCCAGATCATGGGCACTCAGAACGATCGCGGCTTGCTGATCAACATCATGCCTGAGTCATTGCACATTCCTCGCCAGGAATACTACAATGCCAACCGCATTTTGAAATCGGTGCTGCAATCGAACACTGCCAACAACAACATCAACGTGTTGAAGGCTGTGAATGCGTTCCCTAAAGGCATCAAGCTGAACCACTACTTCACCGCCCCGCACGCGTGGTTCATCCGGACCAATTGCCCCAACGGTATGCAGATGTTCTGGCGTGATCGCCCAATGTTCGATCAGGACAACGACTTTGACACTAAAAACGCCAAAGCCGCCACCTACATGCGCTTCTCCGTGGGCGCATCTGATCCACGCGGTATCTTCGGTTCCAACGGACCTTAATACCCTGGTCAGATCGACTCAGAAAAGCCCGGTTCGCCGGGCTTTTTTGTTTCTGCTTGCACAAAGCCGGAAACCCTCTACAATCACATCAGGCACTCTCGCCACAACCCGCCATGATTAAAGGAGATTACTCATGGGCTACCCTACCAACCTCACCTACGGTGTTGCTACCGTTCCCCAACAACAACCGTTGGGCATGTATCCTCTACCAGATCCTTTTCACACAAGTTCTGATTCAGGTCTTGATGTTTACACCTATAGCAACGATTACACCGATCTTGGCAACGTCGCATCTCGCGTTATCACTGGCGCAAGTTCCACTTTTGCTTTGACTGACGGTGTTGGCGGCTTTGGTTTGCTTACCCCAGGCGGCACTACTACAGCCACTACTTGCTATCGCTATGCTGCGTCGTTCCAATTCGTAGCAGGTCAAAAATTTTGGTACTTAAACCGTATCAAAGCCTCTGCTGTAAGCGGCAACCAAATAGTTCAATTTGGTTTGATTAAGTCAAGCGGTGGTACTAGCTCCACTACCGACAGCTTGTTGTTTGTCAAAGCCGCTGGTTCGACATCTTTGAACTTGGTGTCCACTGTCAACGGCACCGCTACCACATTGGTGACTGGTGTGACCACTATGGCCGACAACACTTTTGTTGACGTAGGCTTCTACTACAACGGTACTGACTTGTTGGTGTACTCTAGTGACGCATTAGTCGCTCGTGTCCCCGCTGTGACAATTGGCGCGTCTGGTACAAATTTGACTAACGCGTTGATGACCACTTTGTTTGGTATCACCCCTGTTGCCACGGAAACCATGACAATTGATTATGAGTTTGCGGCAATGGAAACCACTCGCTGATAAGGAACTTGGTCGTGGACATCAAGATTGCCCGTGATGGAATGAAGAACGTGGTCGTGATCGTCCATGGTGAAGCCGAGGGCGACCTCGAACAAACCTTGGTCGTTGATCCATCCGCTCTTCAACACGAATGCAAGCAGATTAAACTCGACCAAATTCTTTACTCGATTGAGGGCGGGTTGAAAATCCGTGTTGGTTGGTCAGAGGATGGGTTGTTCCTTCCTCTGGAGGGCCGGGGACTGTTGAACTATTACCCATTTGACAGTCTCCAGGCTTCAAGCCTGGGCCAGAAACTCTGGATCAGCGCTACCGGCTCCGGTGCGTTCCACCTCGTGTTCGATATGACCAAGCAATAAGGAATCATCATGGAAGTCACCCTGATTGGCGCATCGACGCCCCGAAACATGCCCATGGACAGCAGTGGCAACACCAGCATCACTGCACCAGCCACCGGCAACAGCATTTACAAAGATTCGATCATTTGCGTGTTCCAGTTGACTTCGGCTGCTGCGGCCACCGCGGTGATCGAAGGCTCTTTGGACAACACCAACTGGGCACCGATCACCGGCACAACCGCCAGCAGCACGATCACTCTTGCCAGCGCAGGCACTGGTGCGATTGTCGAAAATACTGGCGGTAGTGCTTGGCGCTACGTGCGCTGCCGCACAACTGCTGCAACTGCTGCGACGAACTGCCTAATGGGTGTCTGACATGGCTGGACCGTCAACCTACTACACTGCGCAGCGGATCATCCGCATGGCGTACAAGGATGCCGGTCTTATTCAGGACGGCGACGAACCCAGCGGTGAGCAGTACGCCGATGGTTTGATGCGTCTGAACGACATCGCAAACCTGTGGCAAACCCAAGGGTTGAAGCTGTGGCTTAACCAAGACTTGCCTGTGCCTTTGGTTTCTGGCCAAGGCAACTACACGATCGGTCCTGGCGGCAGCGTTGACATGGCCAAGCCGTTGCGTGTCATCGAGGCGTATTACCTCGACAACACTGGCGTCCGTCGGCCGTTGGTCGTGTTGTCTTGGGATGACTATTTCCGTCTGTCCCAGGTCAACCAGATCGGCCAAATCAACTCGTACTTTGTCAACAAGCAGCAGATGAGTCTAAATTTGTTCTTCTGGAACATCCCGGACGCAAACGCTGCTCTTGGTACAGTGCACTTGCTGGTTCAAAACCAGATCACCCAGATGGTAAGCCTCACCGACACGACAGCGTTCCCGCTGGAGTGGTCAATGGGTTTGCGTTGGGGTCTTGCAGATGAGTTGGCAACAGGTCAACCCCAGGCCATCATGGACCGCTGTGAAAAACGGGCCACGGCCTATCGTCAGGCGCTTGAAGACTGGGATGTCGAAGATGCGCCAACGTCGTTTACACCGGACCAGAGGGCGTTATATGCGACTTCGTCATTTCGCTGAAAAGGATGTTGCATGTCCGACGAAAAAACAACTGGTTCTGGTCAAAAGCGTCTTAGCGACCAAGAACTTGAGGCTATCAAAAAACAACTTCTTGACTCAATCTATGCCGACATTGGCAAGAGCGTGGTTAAGAAAATTCTATGGATTGGTGGGGCGATTCTTCTTGCAATTTATGCTTGGATGAATACCCACGGGTTCGATTGGGGTCCGCATGGCTGAACCACAACGCCTACCGCTTGCCGTTAAACCTTCTAACCGCGACGAGACCACTTCTCGGGACGCAAAAATTGTCAACGGGTATATCGAGCGTGTTGGTGAACGTGACATTGAGGTCTACAAGCGGCCTGGATACGCTTTGTATTCAAACAGCGGCACGGCAGCTGCAGGTCTTGGTTCGTACAATTGGAACGACGACCTCTTTACAATTTTTGGAAACACGCTGTACAAGAACAACGTCGCCGTAAGCGGCACGGTTGACAGCACTGCGATCTACGCATTCACTTCAACTTTGGGTGGCAACCCTCAGTTGGTGTTTCAAAATGGCGTGAAGATGTACACCTACGATGTAACCAACGGCATCGTGGAGGTCAAGTCTTTAGCCCAGATCATCGTAACCGGCAATCTAATTAACGGTTCTCCTGTGGTAACGGCTGTTTCTCCAAACACGACTAATTTGACCGTGGGTATGGTTGTCAGTGGAACAGGCATTCCTGTTTCAACCAAAATTTTGACGATTGACAGCTCTACCCAGTTTACGTTGGACCAAAACGCCACAATCACCAACAACGAGCAGATCACTGCAGCAGCATCGGTCGTATTGACAGGCAACATAACCAGCGGGTCTTCGGTAATCACAAGCATCTCGCCCAATACCACAAATTTGTTCCCGGGCATGTTTGTCACTGCGACGGGTATTCCATCTTTGACCAAAATCTTGACAGTTGACAGCTCAACGCAAGTGACGATTGATGGCAACGCCACGGCAACTACAACTGGTCTGTCATTGACCTTTGAAACTGGTTTTCCGATGAGACGAGTGCCTGGTCTTGCATACCTTGATGGGTACATCAACGTAATGACTCCCGAGGCGACAATTTGGTCTTCGGATGCTAACGAGCCAGACTCGTGGGCTCTTGATAGCAACATCGTGGCCCAGATCGAGGCAGACAAGGGCGTCTACATATCCAAGCAGCTTGTTTACTTGCTTGCGTTAAAGAAATACAGCATCGAGATGTTTTACGATGCGGGTAATGCTGCAGGAAGCCCGTTGTCGCCCGTTCAGGGCGCAAAAGTAAGCGTTGGGTGTCGTCATGCCAACAGCGTGGCGCAAATGGAAGGCACGATGTTTTGGGTTTCCCAAGCCCGTGATGGCGGCACGGCCGTTTATCTGATGGACAACGTGAAGTCTCAACAGATTTCTACCCCATCAATCGAGCGTCTTTTGCAGCAGGCCGACTACACGACCGTGTACTCATGGTGCGCACGAGTGGCCGGTCATCGCTATTACTGCGTCACCTTGGCTGCCAGCAACTTGTCTTTGGTCTATGACTTGACCAGCCAGCAGTGGTATCAGTGGACTGACTCCAATGGCAACTACTTGCCTTATGTCAGTGCCAGCTACACCGGCGACAACCAGGCAATCTTTCAGCACGCTACCAATGGCAAGATGTACCAATTGGAAATCGTCAACACAACCGACGAGGGTGCTGCGATCACGATGGACTTGTATACGCCCAATTACGACGGCGGTGCGCGCCTTCGCAAGTACGTTAAGTCAATGGACATCATCGCTGACCAAACCGATGGCAGCGTGTTGCAGGTTCGTGTAAGCGATGACGATTACCAGACATGGAGCAACTTCCGCGACGTTGATCTGAGCAAGATTCGTCCTCGATTGACTGATTGCGGTACATTCCGTCGCCGGGCATATCATTTCCGTCATCAGTCGAACACCCCGTTGCGGATTCAGGCAGTTGAATTGTGGATTGATCCTGGCACGCTATGACCACTCAGTTTCAGCCGCCACCGACGTACGCGGACCCAGTTGTTGTCGATGAGGCAACACGCAAAGGTCAGTTCAACCCGATTTGGTTAAAGTGGTTTCTTGACCTGTCGCAGTTCATCAACAACAACGGCGGCGGCAATACTATCCAGCACAATTCGTTGGGTGGACTGCAGGGTGGTACGACAAACCAGTACTATCACCTGACTCTGGCCAGCTATACGATCCTGAACAACATTGGTACGCCAACTGCGGGCAGTGTGGCTTACGGTACAGGATCAAGCATTGCTTTCTCGCCGGTAGGTACTGCTGGCCAGGTATTGACGTCTACTGGCGCAGGTTCCCCGACTTGGACAACGCTGAGCAAAACCACAGGCACGTCTATTTTGTACGGCAATGGGTCTGGTGGGTTCAGCAACGTCACCATCGGCACTGGCGTCTCGTTTACCGGTGGTACTTTGAGCGCTACAGGTTCAGGCGGCACAGTGACTGCTGTAACTGCCACAGCCCCAGTTGCGTCATCGGGCGGCACGGCGCCCAACATTTCGATGGCTGCGGCCAACGGAACAACCAATGGCTATTTAACCTCAACCGACTGGACTACGTTTAACAATAAGCAACCGGCGGGAACCTACGTTAACTCCGTGACTGGTACGTCACCTGTTGTTTCGTCTGGTGGGGTAAACCCTGCAATCAGTATGCCTGCTGCTACGACCAGTGTAAATGGCTATCTGACCTCGACCGACTGGAACACATTCAATGGCAAGCAGCCAGCGGGCACCTACGTTACATCAGTTAGCGGAACAACAGGGCGCATCACATCGTCTGGTGGAACAACTCCAACAATTGATCTTGCGAGTGGTATTGCAACGCCTGGAACAACTGGCTCATCGACATTGGTGCCAGTCATCACAATTGACACCTATGGTCGGGTTACTAGCATAAGTACAGCAGCTAACCCTCAAGGTACTGTCACATCAGTGACTGGTACGTCACCCGTTGTCTCATCTGGGGGCACGACACCAGCCATCAGTATGCCCGCAGCCACCACATCGGTCAGCGGCTACTTGACCTCGACTGACTGGAACACGTTCAATAACAAACAGCCAGCGGGCGCGTATCTGACCGCCGTGACCTCGGATGCCCCATTGACGGGCGCTGGCACATCGGCAAGTCACTTGAGTATGCCCGCAGCTACCACATCGGTCAGCGGCTATCTCACCTCGACTGACTGGAACACGTTCAACAACAAAGGCTCCGGCACGGTCACATCGGTGACGGGCACAGCACCCGTGGTGTCTTCGGGCGGCACAACGCCAGCAATCAGCATGGCCGCAGCCACCACTAGCGTGAATGGCTATTTGACTTCGACTGACTGGAACACGTTTAACAACAAGCAACCTGCCGGTGCTTATCTGACGGCTGTGACATCCGATGCGCCTCTGACCGGCTCGGGAACATCTGCCAGCCATTTGAGTATGCCTGCCGCCACCACCTCGGTCAGCGGCTACCTGACATCGACCGACTGGAACACGTTCAACAACAAGCAGGCTGCGGGAACCTATGTCACCAGCGTGTC